AATCTAATGACTCAATAAAATCTTTTATGTCTCTAGCCATTGTTCCCACCGCACCAGTTTCAATCCCTGGATTTCCTGGGTGTATAAACACTTGAACTTTGACGTTAGCGTAATCAGCCATATTATTCCTCTTAAATTTTAATTTTACGGATTTTCGGGGCTAAACCTTTATACGAATAGCCCCACAGAAATCCAATCTGTTGTCTTTATATGTTCAGACTATGATGCAAAAAGCATAGTGCCAGTTGCTGCACCGTTAGTTACTCCGGCGTCAGGACTCCACTTACCGACATTTACATACCATTTACCATCGTTTTCGCAAACAAATTCAATGGTAGAACCAAGTGAATATATGTTTACAGAATCGTTAGTTGGTGTAAATACCAGATTAGTTTCTCCAGCAGCAGATACATCATAAGTAACTTTATTACTTGATGTAGTTGGAATAACACATCCTGTTTCCCAAACATCAGAACCAGCGCAATCAAACGTTAACACTGCGGTTCCTCCTCGTGGGTCATCTGTAAAATTAAACACTAACTTAGAACCAGCAATAGCAGGAGGCATGGTTGCTGTAACAGCAGATGCCCCTGTATATGTTGGTTCGTTAATTGCGTTATTTTGCAGAGTACAAGCGTTACTACCAACTGTAGGCGCTACGACATCTAATCCGTGGTAACTTCCAATGTCGCCTTCAACTTTAGCTTCTTGGTATTTACCACTGCTTTTATTTATTCTATCACTTATCATTATTCATTACCTCCTAGATTAAGGTGCTGTATAAGCAGATTCAAAGTTAAACAAAGCGTGTGCTTCAGGAAGAGAAACTTCAAGACCAGCTTCTGTAAGAACCATGTCTTTACGTAAGTCTTCATCTGCACTTTGTACGTTTGTCATAATATGTGTATCTCTGTTTACACCGTTACCAATTAGAGGTCTATAAGCAACTTGGTCTAAGTCTACCATACACATAAATCCAGCTGCAAAGCCTCTGAATAGTGGCTCTTTAACTAGAGTTAAATCACCGTGAATGGTTTCAACCTTCATAACTTTGTGCCCATAGCTTCCGCTTTCTTGCGCCATCAAAGGATGTGCAGCAGAATATGCACTAGATAAGAACGTTGAAGAACTTGCTAGTTTATTAAAGAATGTAATAACCGGCATTGAACATAGAGCAAGCTTTGCACCTGAACCACCGCGAGCGGGGTCAAATACAACTTCTAAGTCTCCAAGTAAAGCGTCATAAGTAAACTGACTATCAGCTCTTGTTGAGAAGTAACCTTTGTCTTCAGTATATGATAACTGTGCGTTATCTTTAATCTGAGACTGTGAGTTTTTCACAATACTTCCAACAATACCGTCTGAGTATCCGATACCATTAACACTACCACCTTGACCAAAAAGCATAGCTCTTTCAATGTCCACTTTGTGCTCTCTAAGTTTTAGATTCCAAATCCTATCAAACTCACTAGCGTAACCGCGATAAACAGTAGCTCTTGATGAATTAGTTAATTCACAAGATGTTTTGAATATTTGTGTATACCCAATACCATTGTCGAGTTCGCGAGAGAATGAGTCAGGAGAACCTGAACCTTCTTCAAAAGCACTTCCAATAATAGTACACTTTGTTTGGTCAGCAGCAGAGGTAGTTGAACCTGTTGCAGCAGAAATAGTACGACCTGTAAAGGTTGTTGAGCTTCCACCGTCTACTGGTGCGCTTTCAATGCGTACAATCGCTGTTTCTGGTTCGTTAGTTGATGCGTTTGTTTCACCAACAGCAAATACCATGCCTTTGATTAAAAAGTCTACTGATGCCTCACCTTCTGTTTCTACTGTGTACGTAAGTGTACTGTTAGCAACAGGAACAGTGTGAGCAGCTGCGAGACGAAAACTTCTATCAGTCATATCAATCTTGTTTCTATCTTTCAGCCATCTAAACTGAGGGTCATCCGTTGGAACTTTGGCTACCTTGGACAAATAAACAAAAAATGGTGATTCTTCTGGAGCGAGGTCTGCTACTCTATCACTAAAGTTAAACAGTCGCCTCGAAGGAATCGTGCTGTCTATTACTGCACCGGGGTCTCCAACCTTCAAAGGATGAGGATTATTATATGTTGACATTATATAATTCCTTCCATGAATTAGTTAATTAAAGTACGCTATTTCGACTTCCCGCTTTTACGACACCCTCCCAAGCTTTATCTACTCCAGATTTTGGGGAACTAGGAGCTCCACCTTGAAGTACACCAGCCGTTCTAGGCTGTTCTTGAGCTTGTCGTACAGCTTGAGCAGTCTCTGGTCCGTTACCTTTATTTTTAACGTCCCGAAATAGCTTCACCAGATTCGATAATCCAACAGACTCTTTAGGTTGTGTAACAAATCCCATAAACTCTTGAACGTCATCGTTTGTGAATTTATAGGTATTACGTAACTCATTAACAGTATTGTTGTATGTTATCTCTTCTTGCATTTGTTGTTTTTGTTGCGCCATCGCATTGTCTACTACATCTTTGGCAAGCTGCATCTCTTGATTTAGCCTGAACTTAAAAGATGGTGACTCTGGACTGTAAAACGCATCCCAAGGGTTAAAATCTTCTGGTTTTAAACCTTCTTGATTGACTTGCTGTGGTTGTGCAGGTTGATTCATATTTTCCTGTAAGACATTAACGAGGTCCGGGCGATTCTCTAGTAGCTCACCTAGTGGCTCTAGTCGTTTTAGCTTATCAACTTCAGACTGTGACTTATCGTACATTGACTGAAATTTCTTTGCTTCTACCTCCCACTCGTTTAATGGGACCGATTCGCTTTCAACATTTTGCTCGGGAGCAGAATAATCTACTTCGTCAATAGCATCAACCTGTGGCTGTGCCTCTACTCCACTTACTTCATTGTCGTAAGCTGCATTGGTTTCTTCTCTTACTTCTGATATTATATCGTTACCTTTGTTTGCTAAACCATCAGCGGTTTGCATGGCCTCTGTCTGTGTATTGTCCATTGTATTTCCTTAATAGATGTCTCTACGCTTCCGGAGCAGAACTAGCATCTTTTCTAACATTTGCTAATTTCTCCGCTTCGAGCTTCACCTTTGTTTGTAGGTTGTTTAATTGAACTCTCCTATCAGCTTTGGCGTCTGAAGCAACATCTTGCAGTCGAGATTTAAATTTCTCAACCTCGACACGTTTTCTGTCGCTAACAGACTCCCTTTGGGCAGTCTGGAGGTCTCCCTCCAAATTCTTTATTTGTTCTTCCATTGCCTGTATTTGTCTCTGTAATAATGCTTTCTCTTCAGTGCGGCGCATAATACTCTCCTTGTCAAATATCTCTGGATTCTTTTTTAATACTTCTGTTTTATCAACAATGCCCATACGGAACGCTTCCATGTATACTCCAAGCTCTGCCCATTTGTTTGTTGGCAAAGTAGAACCTGGTTCTATGCGTATGTCGTGTTGTGATAAATTATGTCTTTCTTTTTTAATGTCGAGCATTGTTCCAATCTTTTCATCGTACATATTGACCGTTGCTTCTGTAATGTCATTATTAGCATTGAACAGTCTAAATATCTTTTTATATGTATAATGCCCTTTAGACAAGTTGTACAATACTTGACCTACTCTATTAATACTAAATTCTAAATCGCGTAACTTTGACTTAGGCCTTTCAGTGCCTAATGCAATCATACGCTCAGTACCAGCTACGGTTTCAGGAGCTTTCTCTGAAAAACCGTGCATCATCTCTGGTAAACCAAACGTAAAGTCTATATAGAACTCACACTGCTGTATTAGTCTGTAGAACTCAGAAGCCAATGGTTGAGGTGCTGGGAAGTGTGGCTCGCCTTGTGTTGAGTCAACTTCAATAACTGCATTTGGATTTGCCCAATCTCTCTCTAATTGTCCTAAATCCTCTACACTTCCAAGTGGTACAAGTAGTTTAAGCCCACCAGATGCTTGAGCGTGGGAAACAGCAAGTGACCATAGCTTATTAAGAAGACGTTGCATCGGTCTAGCGCGCGATACGTCTGACTGTGGATACGGTGTTTCTGTAAATATATTTGGGAAAGGTATGATTGGATAATGGTCTGTGTTAAGAATGGTTTCATATAATACTATTTGACCAATACTTGCACATACTTTAATCCTTGTTTGTTTTACAGGAATTACTTCGTATTGACTTACTTCTATCTGTTCTCTGTTATTCTCAACAAACTCTGCATATTCTGGCTCACTAAGTACGGTCTCTTCTCCGTTTTGCATATCTATTATGCGGTAAAAAGTAACCTTTGTCTTGTAAAATCTTTCTAATATCTGGTATTTGTTTCTTTCGTAGTATTCTAATTCTTTTGTCTCTGCGGGTGTAAATACCTTTTTACTGTTGCTGTTCATAGCATCAGGATAATCTTCTTCAAGATACGTCTCAAGGTCTTGAATTATACCAGTTTCCATTTCACCGGTCTCTTCATTCTCTTGCTCTGCTAATTCTGGGTAGAGGCTAGTAACCTGTTCACCTGTAAGTATAGTAGAAAGGATGATGCTCTCGGCATCATCGTACCATCGGTTGCGCGTATTAGGGGAAACATAGACCCTGAAAGGATTTACATACGTGAACTTTACATCGCCTCTACCGAAGTCTGATTCGGGGTCAATGTAGCAATACAAGTAACCCATACCCGTAGTTGCGTAATCGTGTATTGCTTGCTTTAACTGCCAGTCACCATTTGATTGTCCCCATATAAAACCCATAATAGTTCTCCATAGTGAAGCAACTTTTACATCTGAATCTTCTCTAGGAGTTATTGTAAAGGCTGGTGAACGTGAAGTTAATACTGCTTTAAATTTTTCAATAGCAGGACCAATTCTATCCATTGGCACATCTGCTTGATTTCGTGACTGCAACTCATCTACTTCATCAGAAGTATAATGATTGCCATGATAAAAGTCTATATCATAACGAGATTCATTGTCCCAAGTTTGTCTTGCATCTCTATATCGCCTGTATAGCTCTTGGTTGTAATCTGCTCGTTTATCTTTTTCTAATACCATTAATTTTCTTCTGCCGCAAGTCTTTGAACAAGAATCCTGTTTAATAATCCTTTTACTTGTGGGTTTAATGTTTCTGGAGCAATCATTTTTCTTTGCAACATTCTTCCTTGGTTTCTTGAAAGAGGAGTAGCAATTCCATATGAACTCATATATGCTGAAGTTAGCTTAGGTACATTAATTTCAACTTTGCTCATTACCCCGTCTTTTACAATATATTTATCTGGGGGTATGGGTCTTACTCTTTTTTCGTTTTCTAGTAATGACATAAAATTTGCCATTTTTTCTTCTTGTGTAATTTCATCTTGCTGAGAATTATTACCGTAATTTAAAATAGCTTCAAACTCAGGACGGCTCATTTGAAATTGTGGAGGAATACTTGTAACTTCCCCTAAATTTTTCAAACCTAAATCTTTAGCACTTACCGTCGTACCCATTCGGCTGTTCACGTTTACCTGTCCACCCTCTTGCATAGGAACACGTTCTTTTGAGATAGGTATCTCAGATTGTTTCATTCTCTGTCTTAACCTTTTTATCTGCTCTTCAATTCTTTTGTCTTGCGCGTCTGCATCTTCAAACTCTCCCGTAAACGGATTCATATAAACTCTTCCTATCAACGAATCTGGTGGACCAATAAATGTTTCAGGATTACGTAACTCAAATTGTTTACGTGGTTGTACTTGACCACCTTCTTGATACATTCTAGGATTCATGCGTTGCATTGGGCTAAAGTTCATAGCAGGGTTCATAGGTCTTTGCATCATAGGTTGTCCATCTACCATACCGCCCATTTGCATATTACCAACACTATAATCTTTTAAAATTTCATCAATAACTTTATTTTGATTTCTATAAAAATTTTTTGCTTCTATATTTCTTAAGCTTTTATAAAAAGGCAACTCTTGCTTTGAAAAGTCTCCCTTTATTCTTTCACCTTTTTCAACTCGCAATATTTCTTTATCAAGTTTTTTAACATCTTCAGATAGTTTTTTTAAATTGCTAAACGATGGTCTTGTTGTTCTTTTTAATATAGAACCTATTGCAGCACCGGGCATTGCGGTATCCATGACTATCTGAGCAATATCTTCATTGGACATAGGTGCTTGAGATACAGACCCTACATTCATAGGCGAGGCAAGGTTAGCCATTGGTAAATTTAAACCTTCACTTGGGTAATATGTCTGAGAAACTCTTGTTTTATCTGCAACCATTCCACCTTCTTGCATCTTGCCCATAGCTTTGGCTATTGCCATACCGCGTTTGCGTTCGTACTCTGATATTTCACCATCTCCATCTAGGTCTGATTTCTTTTTATTAAAACCAGTGCCTTGATTGTACATTCTACGGCTGTGTACCTCTCCACCTTCTTCGTACTGTACCATACCACCTTGCTCTTTACCGATTAAGTTCTTTAAAAAACCTAATGGTGATTTTTCATTATCCATATCAAGTATTGATGTTTTATTTTGTCTATCAAAATATCCTTCAACTAAATCAGCTGGTAATGAATCTTGAGGTGCAAAAGCCATTTTCCGTCTAGCGCTAGATTGTGCTTTTCTATCCAATAAAGACATAGACTGAGATTGCCTTGGTTCAGAAAGATAATAGCGAAGACCGTCGCCTTCTCCTACCTGGTCAGCTGGTATAGCCATAATAACTTGACCGGTAAACATATCACCATCCCTACCTATATCTCTTGAAACTACACGAGAACCGCGCAAAGTCTTGCTTTGCACTTGTCCACCTTCTTGGTATACGGGTGATTTAGGTTGGGCTATGCCATTTTGCATAGAGGCAGAGGCAATCAACGCATCAATAGCAGTGTTGCCATTCTGCATTTGCTGTCTATCTCTACCTACTTGTGTGATTTGTTGTAGTACCGGCAGGTAATCAGGTACTGCCTCTTTTGGAATAATAAATTCTCCGCCCTCTAGCTCAACGTCTGGACCGTTAGCTACCGAAGCCGGAACTCCTCCTTGTGAATGTGATGGGCCTCTGACGAGACCGTAACTTGGGAATCTTCCCTTGCTTGTATTAGCCATATAGTATGTGGATTTATAGCCTTATGTTTATAAACAGTTAGTGAAGATATTCTTCACAGTCTATTAATATAGTTAATAAAATAATAGTATGCAAATAAATATTTTAATTTGTTCTAGCTCCTGTCATCCAGTTATATTTTTTAAGTTTAGAGAAGGTGCTGCGTTTTTTATTTGACATTTTAAACTCGTCTTTAGTGCTGGCTTGGCTTTTGGGTGGACGTGCAAAATAGTCTGCATAGTATAACGCATCCATTAGGTCATCGTTTCTAGGTTTAGGGTGCTCAAAGAACTCATCAACGATTTCTGTCATTTCTCTACGAATATATAACTTCTTGGAGTTTACAATAGGTCCAAGTGTAGTTTCTAGCCTATCTTCCTTTTTAATTCTAGCTGGAGGTTTAACGCCTTTGAATATGCCCGGCATCAATCTTTTCTCATTGGCACTCATACGCGTTACCATATCTCTGACCATTTCTTGCGCTGCTACCGTTTCAATCGTTACACGTTTGACCGGACTGTATTTCTTTGCTATCTCAATAATTTTTGCAGGAACATCAAATGTAGGTATACGCTCTCTAAAGTATTCTAATACATATCTATTCTTACGAGCATCAATAGCCATAACCAATATTACCTGATAATCAGAAGTATCTGATGCGGTAGCTGCAAGGTCTACACCAATGTAAATGTTTATTGGTATCATCTCGTCTTTTTCTGCTAGATAGTTAAAATTACTCATTTTTCTTCTATCACCAGAGTAGTATTGAATCCTATCTATCTTAAACGAAGCGTTCGTTACGTCTCGCGCATCGTTCATATACTCTTGTGCAAACTTATTAACAAGACCTGCTTCTATAAACTCCTGTTTCTTTGCTCCTAGTTTTTTTAATGAGAACTGTTCAGGCCATATAGACTTACCGCTCTCTATCGCACTATGGAAGTATACATCCCAAGGATAGTGCCTATCGTCTTTCTTTGCCTGCTGGAACCCGTCATAGGTCATTTGTAAGAAACTATCAAAGTGTACAATCGTACCTGCAAGCCATATCCAGCCTTCTCTACCCGGTGATTCTTCTAATGCGGGATAAATCGTAGATACCACCCAACGTTTAATATCATTTCTTCTGTCGGGGGTCTTCGTATTAAGTTCAGATTCAAAGTCGTCTAAGATAATACCGGTATACCGTACATCTACTTCAGCACGACCTCTTAACCTTTGGCTAGTACCCTTTGCAATGATTCTATCACCTTTGGGCGTTACAAGGTCCTT